GTATAAAGAAAATTATACTGATAAAATAGTTTGATCCACTTTACGGATTTTTTCATTTTGATTTAAGTTGACCCCTGCTCTATACAAGTGGGGGTTTTTTTTTAAAAGTTTGAAATAAATTTGGATAGTGTGTACATTATGTGTATATTTAGTGTATAATTAAAAACAAACACATGAAAACATCATACACCATAAGAATAGATTCTGAGCTAATTGACAAGCTCAAGATTAAAGCAAAAGCAGACAACAGGAGCTTTAATAATTATCTTGAGACAGCTTTAAAAATACACAATCATATTAATTTAGAAATGCGAAGTGACAGCTGTGTTTATTTTGAAATCGGAAAAGAAACTTATTACATTGATAATTCAACAGGCGAACATATTTTTGACCATTGGCCTACTAAAAACAAATAAAATGTCACAGATACCAGGGTACAAACCAAAAAATTTAGCTGCTTTTGAAAATCTAAATAAAGAACAGTTAATTAAATTAATAGAAAACCTAAGGAAGGAAAATCAAACTCTCAGAAATTCATTGAAAATATTATCAAATCCTTGGAATAAGTTTAAAAATTTAATGAAAAACCTCTAAAATGTTAAAAAATACACATTTTTAACAATAAATTGATGTAAACCAAGCTTATTTTATAACTAGCTTTGTATCATCTAGTTGGCCATATCTAATATGGCAACAAAAAAAACACTTTTACAAAAAACGCTAAAAGAACTTTTAACTTTAGCAGTTACAAACTTTCATCGGTACATTAGAAACCGGGACAAAGACAAGCCTTGCATTTCTTGCGGGAAATATTCCAAACTTCAAGCCGGTCACTTTTATTCTGCGGGAATGAATCCTGTCGTTCGTTTTAATGAAGACAACGTTCACGGGCAGTGTCTTCACTGCAATTACTACCTCAGCGCTAATTTACTTCCATACAGGGAAAATTTAATTGAAAAAATAGGTATTGAAAAATTTGACGCACTTACTTTAAAAGTCAAAATTTCAAAACGCACCGGCTATAAGTGGGACAAATTTTTTTTAATCGAAATCATTGAAAAATACAGACAATTAAATAAAAAAAATGAATAGAAGACAAGCGTTTGAACATCTAGCCAGTAAATACAAGGAACTAGCTGAATTTGTATATAAAATAGAAGATAAATATTTCCAAAAAAAAGGCTGCTACCATAAAGATATTACTCAAGATTTATATTTAAAGATTTACGCAGAATTGCAAAAGGTAGAAGAAAAGCCTGGAGAAATCTCAAAATTTATTGACCGAGTTTACAACGGTAAAACGTTTTATTTATACATGGTTGTAAAAAACATGTTTATTGATTTAATACGTAAAGAAAAAAAATACGTCCCATTTGACACCATAATTTTGAATAAAAACGAACGTGAAAGGCTAATACAAAAAGCGACAGAACTTAATATTAAAGAAGTTGAAAACATACAATTTAAAGTGAACCAGTATGTTGATAGTTTTTACTGGTTTGATAAAAAAGTTTTTAATCTCTATCGCTATGATTTTAAAACGCATCAAACAAAAATGTCAAAAGAAACAAAGCTTTCTATTTCAACAATTTACCGAACCGTTAAAAGATGCAAAGTAAAAATTAACAACAAATTAAAAAAAGAATATTATGAAGAGTAAAGGCCTCGGGGATGACATTGAAAAATATATTACAAAACCTCTGGGAATTAAAAAAGTGGTTGATACAGTTGCCAAAACTTTAGACAAAGACTGCGGGTGCGAATCCAGAAAAAACGCATTAAATAAATGGCTGCCAAAACGGGGAAGCCTTACTCAAGATGAACACGCTTTTTTAGAAATGTTTTTCACAACTTACAACGGACACACTATAAAAACCATTGAAGAAAGGGACATGATTTATGCAATTTATAACAGAGTAAACAGAACAAAAGAAGAGCCGTCAAATTGCCCGCCTTGTCTGGCCCGAGTAATTAAAAATTTAAGAAAAAAATTTAGTGAATACTAAACGCCTGGAAAAAATATATAAGTTAAGAAAGCATCCAGACAACCCTAGAGTCATAAAGGATGTTAAATTCAATTTGTTAGTTAAATCAATAAAAGAGTTTCCCGAAATGCTAGAGAAACGCCCTTTAATAGTAAATAAAGACTTAGTTGTCTTAGGAGGTAACATGAGATTAAGAGCAGCACAGCAAGCAGGATTTAAAGAAATATGGATTGACCAAACCGACTGGCATGAAGCAAAACAAAAAGAGTTCATGTTAAAAGACAATTCCGGTTTTGGCGAATGGGATTGGGATGCACTTGCAAATAGTTGGGATGTTGAAGCTTTAAATGATTGCGGACTGGATTTGCCGCCAATGTTTGATGAAGAAAAAGAAGATAAAGAAGAAAAACTCAAATGTGATTGCTGTGGGAAATGATTGGGAGTTTAGTATTGGGTTTTATGGTGGTCTTGTTTTAGGATTTAGACACTATCCGCAAAATAATTGCACAGACTATGTATTGTATTTTCCTCTAATTGATTTTTGTTTGACAATTTATGACGAAATATAATTTACAATAAAAAAAAAATAACGCAGGAATAACGCACAAATAATATATGTAATGGCAAAAGAGGATATTATAAAGCATCAATTTAAAAAAGGTAATAAGATGGCAACAGGCAGACCAGAAGGTTCTCTTAATAGGTCAACTATTGTAAAAAAATGGCTACAACAAGAAGTAAAAGTGACTAATCCATACACAGGAAATGAAGAGGTTTTAAGTGTCGAAGACATCATTACATTAGGAGTAATTAAAAAGGCCACCAGAGGCGATGTCGCCGCTTATAAAGAACTTATGCTCAACTTGTATGGTAAGCCAACCGAAACACTAGACATCAACGCAGACGCGCCTAAAATTGATTTTAGTAAAATATTTAATTTCACTGATGAATCCGGGAGCCTATAAGCCAAATTTTAACATTAAATATAAAAGCTTTTGGAATGAGAGTCGATATACAATATTAACAGGTGGCCGAGGCTCTGGAAAATCTTTTTTCACTGGTATGTTTTTAATGGGTTTAATACACACAGAGCCCGGGCATGTTATTTTATTCACTAGATACACTTTACGTTCTGCAAATGTTTCTATTATACCAGAATTTAAGGAAAAACTTGAACTTTTAAAATTACAGCACCTCTTTAAAATTACAAGAGACGAAATTGTTAACCTTGAAAATGGCAGTAAAATAATATTTCGAGGTATTAAAACTTCAAGCGGTGATCAAACTGCAAATCTTAAATCATTGCAGGGGGTAACTACTTGGGTAATGGAAGAAGCTGAGGAAATTGACGAACACAGCTTTGACAAAATAGACTTATCTGTTCGGAATAAGGAAAAAAAAAACAGAGTAATATTACTTTTAAACCCCTCAACAAAAGAACATTTTATTTATAAAAGATTCTATGAGGAAAAGGCCGTGCAGGCTGGCGCTAATATAACCAAAGGAGATACTACTTACATACACACAACCTATTTAGATAATATTAAAAATTTATCACAAAGTTATATTCAACAAATTAAAGACATGAAGCTAAGGCGGCCAGAAAGATACTCTGCCGTAATTGAAGGCAATTGGATTGATAAGGCAGAGGGTGTGATCTTTACGAATTGGCAGCTGGGTGAGTTCCAGGAGGTTTCGCCTTCTGTTTTTGGCGCAGATTTTGGATTTTCCAATGATGAAAATTCCTTAGTAAAAACATCGATTGACAAAGACAGAAAAATCATTTATATAAAGTTGTGCTTTTATCTTCCAGGATTAACAACCTCACAGCTCAGAGACTTATATAAAAAGCACGCAGAAAATTCACTTATCATAGCAGACTCCGCAGAACCTAGATTGATCCATGAGCTCAAAACTTCCTGCAATATAGTTCCTAGCATAAAAGGACAGGGAAGTATAACTTATGGAATAGCACTACTCCAAGACTATGATCTAGTGATTCATAATGATGAGACCAGCGTGCACCTAGTCAAAGAACTAAACAATTACAGATGGCTAGAGAAGAAAAGTCAAACGCCAATTGACAAATATAACCATGCTATTGACGCAATAAGGTACGCCGTAAGCTATCAATTAAAAAATCCAAATCAAGGACAATATCACATTATTTAAAAAAGCAAGACCGAATTGCCTATTCTAATACGTTTTATATATATAACATGAAAACAAAAACTCTAAAAGTACCGAACAAACTGAATGAGCTGACACTTGGCCAATATCAAAAATTTAATAAGGTTATAAGTGAGGAGCCAGACAAAGATTATTTACAAAAAAAAACAATTGAAATTTTTTGCGGTGTAAATATTTCAGAGGTGTCAAACTATAAGTATAATTCAATTACTAAAATCGTTGATATTATCAATAAAATGTTTGAAAATAAACCCCAATTGATTGACAGGTTTTCACACAATGGTAAAACTTTTGGAATAATACCAAAACTTGATGACATGACATTCGGCGAGTTTGTTGATTTGGACTTATTAATGGGTGACTGGGAAACAATGGATAAGGCCATGGCAGTTTTATACAGAGAAGTAAAAGAAAATAAAAAAAGTAAATATACAATTGAACCTTATAATTCTGAAAAAGAAATTGACTTTAAAAACATGCCTTTGGATGTTGCCTTAGGTGCTCTTTTTTTTTTGAAAAGTTTAAAAAAGGAGTTAACGAATCACACAAAGAATTATTTATTGAACAACAGCAAGAACCTAACACAACACCAGAGGGAAGTTTTAACGAGTCTTATGGGTGGTACTCAGCTTTCTACGCAATTAGCGGATCGGATATAACAAAATTTGAAAAAATAGAAAAATTAAATTTTAATCAATGTCTGACCTTTTTAAGTTTTGAAAAACAAAAAAACGTAATTGAACAAAATAAAATAAAACATGCAAGGCAAAACCGAACTTATTGATTCACTTTATGAAAATGGATTTTTAAAAAATGATGAGGAAATAATTTTATCCGATGCTTTTGAGGAGGCCTTTATTGGAACAAGTGTAACAAATCCAAAATTTGCCACTTATGATTTTTTTAAGGCTTTAGAGTGTGTAATAAAAGAAGCACCCGAATTAAGTTTTGACGAAGCTCTTGAATGGCTTGAAGAGTTTGTCAGCTTAAAAATCAAAAACAATGAAAACATGACGCCGGTATTTATAAAAACAACAGTCAAGAAAAATTAAAATGAATAACTATTTCAAAATAATTGACGATTTACAGGTTGCCGCTATAGCCGAACCGTTTATAAATACAGTTACTCAAGGGGATATTACAGAAGTTGATTTGAAAAAAAGCAGTATTTATCCAATATGCCACATAATGATAAACAACGTTTCCCTTACTACAAACGTTGCTAATATTGACATCTCTTTAATTTTAATGGATGTCCTTGACTTTTCAAAAGAAGCAATCTCAAGCGACATTCGTGGAAATAATAATGAAATGGATATTCTTAATACACAGCTTGCAGTTGCAGGCAGGCTTCAAGCTTTAATGCTAAGAGCCAACCCATTAATAAACACTTACCAGGTTGACACGCCTTTTAATTGTGAGCCTTTTACTGATAGGTTTGAAAACGATGTTGCTGGCTGGACTGTAAGTTTCACAGCAACAATGCCCAACACCTCAACAAAATGTTAATGGATTTAAAAGAACTAAAAAGCGTTTTAAATGCATTTGGCAAAGCTGTCATTTTGCGTTCTAAAAAAAAGCTTAAAAATGGGCCTTTGGCTGACTCATTATATTATTTCACTAAGGAAAATAAAAACAGCATTTCATTATCTTTTTTAATGGAAGAGTATGGGCTTTACAAAGATTTAGGAGTACAAGGAAAAAACCCGAGAGACCTACCCCCTAAAGCAAAAAAACACAACAAACAACAAGCCCCCCTTAGCCCTTACAAATTTGGCCGCAGCAATAGAATCCCAAAAAAAGGAACAAGAGGAGAGCTTTACAAATCAATTGATAAATGGGTAATTAAAAAAGGCCTAAAGGGAACACGAAATAAATTAGGCCAATTTACAAAGCGTAAAAGTTTAGTTTTTTTAATATCACGAAGCATTTATTTTTCTGGGTTAAAACCTAGCCTATTTTTTACAACACCATTTAGAATTGAATACAAAAAACTTCCAAAAGAAATTGGCAATTCTTTTGCTAAGGATGTTCAAAGTATGGTTCAAACTTTTAACCGTTAAAACATGAGCACAAAAATAAATGTCAGATCACCTTTTTATTTAAACCTAACAGCACCAACCCCGCCAAGTCCTTTATTTACTTGTGAGCTTGCTAATATTAAAAATTTAACGATTGATCAACAAGGACAAATAAGCTCGCCAAATTTAGATTTTGGCTTAGTATTGTCAATCACTTCAGCGGATGCCGACTTTAGCAATGATCAATTTGCAACAGAGACAGTCGATACTTCAAGAACGTTAGTAGTAAAAATTGCAATCCC